GGCATTGGGACGAGTTCGCCTAGTGCTAAGTTGCAAGTCTATGACGCTGGTAATTCTTTCTCTGCGGTATTTGGTGCGGTAGGCGGCTCCCAAGTTGTAACCATTGGCAATAGCGGCAAGGGTGCTTCTATTCAAGGATTCAGTAATAGTGCTTTCGCCGCTTATGCTGATTTAGTTCTTCAGCCTGATGGAAAAAACCTCGGCCTCGGGGTGACGCCGAGTGCTTGGGGATCGGCTTTTAAAGTTTTGCAACTGGCTAACGGAACTTCTCTGTCCAACAATGGGCAGACTTCTTACTATCAGATTGGCGCAAACAATTATTTTGACGGCACAAACTATCGCTACATCGCTAGCAACTTTGCAGGATTTCATCGCTTTTCAAATGTAGGTGCTTATGAGTGGCACACCGCAGCCTCCGGCACCGCAGGAAACACCATCAGTTTCACGCAGGCGATGACGCTTGATGCGAGTGGGAATTTGGGGGTGGGAACTACATCGCCAAACTTCTTTGGCAGCGGGACTAAAGGTATTACCGTTAATGGATCTAGCGGATCGCATTTGGAAATGCTGTCCAACGGAGCCTCACTTGGCTTTTTGCTAGCAAACAACAACGGCTTACAACTTCAGACCAACTCCAACAACCCGCTGATTTTTAACACCAACAACACAGAACGCGCCCGGATTACCTCGGGTGGGAATGTCTCCATCGGCGGCTCGGCTGATCGCGGCACCACGGTAGGCTCTGCTGCCCTGCAACTGTTTAACGGCACGGCCCCGGCGGGTACGCTGACCAACGGTGTCTCGCTGTACTCCCAGTCGGGCGATCTGCGGTTCATGGACGCAGCGGGTAACGCCTACCCGGTTGGGTTCCGCAACATCCCGCAGTCAGGTTCTGCCAAGACGGGCTCCTACACCCTCGCCACCACGGATGTGGGTGAGTACATTCAGGTGGGCTCCGGCGGCAGCATCACGATCCCTGACGCGACCTTCGCCACGGGCGATGTGGTGAGCGTGTTCAACAACACCACGGGCAACATCACCATCACCTGCTCCATCACCACGGCTTACATCGCGGGCACGGACTCCGACAAGGCTACGATGACTCTGGCAACTCGGGGCGTGGCAACCATCCTGTTCATCAGCGGCACCGTCTGCGTCGTTACGGGGAATGTGACATGAGCGGCTCACAGCAACTAGTTTTGGCTGAAGGTGCCGGTGGGGCTGAAAAGGTCTACATCGAGGATGTGTTCAGCACATGGCTCTACACCGGCAACGGCTCTACGCAGACGATCACCAACGGGATTGATCTGTCCACCAAGGGCGGGTTGGTGTGGGGAAAGGACAGGATTAACGCAGGCACGAGCCACATCCTGATTGATACGAACCGATGGTCGGCAGGCGCTAACGCGCTGCTTTATTCAGACCTTACTAATTCGCAGCAGGGGTATACGCAGGCAATTACTGCATTTAGCACAACTGGTTTTACATTAGGTAACGGAGTTGGCGTCGGTGGAAACAACGCAAGCGGCACGAACTATGTCTCATGGACATTTCGCAAGCAGGCGAAGTTCTTTGATGTGGTGACTTATACGGGGAATGGCTCTGCAAGTCGAGCAATTAGCCACAACCTTGGTTCTGCGCCGGGCTTCATTATTGTCAAATGCTTGAGCGATGGGTTCAACTGGTTGGCCTACCATAGATCAACTGGAGCGACGAAAGGTGCAAACTTTAATGGCACTGGTGTATTTGTTACTTCATCAACATTTTGGAATGACACGGAGCCTACAAGTACTAATTTCACGGTGGGGAATTCCACTCAGGTCAATAACAATGGTTCAACCTATGTCGCCTACCTCTTCGCCCACGACGCAGGCGGCTTCGGGCTGACGGGTACGGACAATGTGATTTCGTGTGGGTCGTTTACGACTGACGGCAGCGGGAATGCGAGTGTCACTCTTGGGTATGAGCCGCAGTGGGTGATGTGGAAAATGTCCAGTCTGAACGGCACAGGATGGTGGATGTTTGACACCATGCGCGGCATGACCGTTGAGGGACAAAATGATGCGCTGCTGCAAGCAAACTCTAGCGGCGCAGAAATATTCAACAGCGACTATGCATCTCCAAACGCAACTGGGTTTACTGTCAGTGGGGTGAATGGATCTCAAACATTCATCTACATCGCCATCCGTCGCGGCCCGATGAAAACGCCGACAACGGGGACGAGTGTTTTCTTGCCCAAGGCGTACACCGGAGCCGGATTTAGCTTGAACAAGTTAACCGGGGCGTCGTTCTCACCGGATACATTTTGGCCCATTCCAAGACCCGGGGGTGTTGCTACTGCACGCTACGACAAGTTGCGTGGAACTAGGGTGTTTTTGTATGGCGCACCGTCGGGTGCCGCAGTGTCGGCTGAAGAAACTGACACTTCCGGGGGCGATGGACTTGGTTATCAGGTTGAGAGCTTCAACAACGACGGTGTGTCAGTCAACAGAAGCAATAGCCAAACCAACCAACTTAACATTGCGTACATCGGCTATATGTTTGGTCGCGCCCCCGGCTTCTTCGATGTGGTTTGTTATTCCGGTACAAGTGGAACTAGAACGGTGACGCACAATTTGGGTGTTGTTCCTGAGTTGATGATATTTAAATCTCGCACCACTTCGGCGGGTTGGCCTGTGTATGTTGCTTCACTTGGAAACAATAAAGGGATAGAACTAAACACCACCGGCGCTTCGTATACGACATCGGATTGGAACAACACCACTCCAACAAGCACCGTATTTACTTTAGCAGCGGGTGGCGGCTCAACAAACGATTCGGGTGTTAATTATGTCGCCTACCTGTTCGCCTCCTGCCCCGGCGTCAGCAAGGTCGGCAGTTACACCGGCACGGGTGCATTGCAAACCATTAACTGCGGCTTCACGGGCGGTGCTCGGTTCGTGCTCATCAAGCGCACGGACAGCACGGGCGATTGGTTTGTGTACGACTCTGCCCGTGGCATCACAAGCGGCAATGATCCCTACTTGTTGCTTAACTCCACGGCTGCTGAAGACACCGGCACGAACTATGTGGACACCACAAGCGTGGGCTTCCAAGTCACCGCAGCAGCCCCGGCAGGGCTGAACGCCAACGGCGGCACCTACATCTACCTCGCCATCGCATAAGGAGAAATAATGGAAATCAGAATTCGATCAACAGGCCAAGTGCTGCTTGACCACGAGTGGATCAAGTGGGTGGCGATGACTTACGGCAGGTCGGTAGGGCCGCTGAGTCCCGAGGCCATTGAAATGTTCGACTCAGACCCGGTGTTTGAAGGCCCGCAAGCCACCGGCGGGACAGTCTATCAATATTCCATGCGTCAAGGCGTGGAGCAGCAGGCTGACGGCAAGTGGTTCACCAAGTATGTGCTTGGGCCGATCTTCACGGATACGCCGGAGGCAACTGCCGCCGAGCAGGAGGCTGCTTACAAGGTGGTGAAAGACGCGGAACAGGCTAAGTCTGTGCGGGAAAGTCGCAATCGAAGTCTTGATGCTTGTGACTGGACTCAACTGGCAGACTCACCCGTAGACAAAGCCGTGTGGGCTACCTATCGTCAATCTCTTCGTGACATCACCACGCAAGAAGGCTTTCCGTGGACTATTCAATGGCCCACTCAACCGGAGTAAATTAATATGAACATCATCATTAACACCCTTGAACGAAATGCCACCGATGGTTTTGTCACCATCGTCCATTGGAGCGTTACCAAAACGCAAGGCGAACATACTGCTTCTCAGTATGGCACTGAGTCTTTTACTCACGAAGGCGTATTTAAGCCTTTCGAAGAACTCACTGAAGCTGATGTAAAAGGGTGGCTTACAGAGCGTTGGGGTGAAGAAGGCGTTGCTGCTAAAGAAGCCGCATTGGATGCTCAATTGGCATCTCTTGCAAATCCTCCAGTGCTTTCTGGCGTTCCGTGGTAACATGTTATAGGCGCTAACAACGCCTGTTCATGTTAACGAAAGGACTTTTATGAACGACACTAAAATTGCATTGACACTGCCGCTTGTAAATGCTGTGCTTCAATATTTGGCAACACGTCCCTATCAGGAAGTGTTTCAAATTGTTCAAGCTATTCAAGAGCAAGCGACTCCGCAGTTGCCGATGCCTGAAATTAAACCTGAAGAGCAAGTGCAATAATGGAGCCAATAAGCGGCATTCTCGCGGCTGTATCGGCAGCGAATGCCGCTTTTGGTGCTGTTAAAAAGCTTGTTGCAGCCGGTAGAGAAGTGCAGGACGTTGCCGGTCAAATTGGCAAGTGGTATGGAGCCTTTGGGGACTTCAACCGCATTGCCAACGAGAAGGCCAACAAGAAGCCCACCATCTTCAAGCGCCTGCTGCATGACGGGTCAGTCGAGCAAGAAGCCTTGCAGATTACCATGCACAAGCAAGCGCTTGTCAAGCAAGAGTACGAACTCAAGATACTCATCATCGCTCACTACGGTGAGAACGTTTACAACGAGATGATTATGGAGCGCATCCGTTTAAAGAAGGAGCGCGAGAAAAGAGAGCGTGAGCATTATTTGCGTCAGCAGGCATTCATGCTTAATGTCAAATACGGCACAGGCATTGCATTTTTATTGACCGCTTTAGCTGGAATCGTCTATTATATTATAGCTTCTATCCAAAAATGAGTCTAAAAAAGCCTGCGCCAACTGCCACTCGCTCTGAAAGGGAAGCATATGTCAAAGCTCTTGCTGCGATTTCTATTAGCGTGCTTGCTCTATTGCTTGCTGTTACAAATTACTTTGCCGGGAGAAATTCCTCTGCCGTTTTGAACGGTACTATTAGCGCTAACAATTTGTGGACGTGGTATGGCACCAAGAATGTCAGAGCCACCATACATGAAGTCGCAGGCTCTAAAGACGAAGTTGTTCGTCTGCGTGCTGACATGGAAGAAATAGAAGCTAAGGCGCGTGCTGCCGAAGCCACCAGAGACGCTGCCAAAACAAAATCTCCGTGGTATTCGTATTCGGCAATGGCTCTACAGCTTGCTATTGTGTTGTCGTCTGCCGCCATCTTGGCTGTGACGCTGTCTTTGTTTTATGTATCGCTAGGAGTCGGTGCTATCGGCACGGCTTTGTTCTTTATTGCTTTAGGAGCTTAGTATGTTGGAAATGTTGGGTGGTGGAGTATTGGGTAGCCTCTTCGGTGGCTTGTTTCGACTTGCTCCCGAAGTATTGAAGTTTCTGGATAAGGGCAGTGAGCGCAAGCACGAGCTTGCCATGTTCAGCCTGCAAACTGATCTGGAGAAGATGCGTGGTCAGTTTAAGATGGAAGAGCGCTATGTTGACTATTCCGTCACGCAACTTGAAACCATCAAGGAAGCCTTCAAAGAGCAATCTAAGACCGCTAAAGAAGCCGGATGGTTTGTTTCTGCTGTGTCGGCTCTGGTTCGTCCCGGCATCACGTGGGCGTTGTTCTTCATGTATGCAACGGTGAAGATTGCGGCAATTGTGTTGGCAATGCAGACTGGTGGACATTGGGCTGAGATTTTGCGTCAGTCATGGGATGTTGATGACTTTGCCATGCTGAATATGTGTCTGACATTCTGGTTCGTTGGTCGCTCCATCGAAAAATATAATAAGCAATGAAAGAGGCTATTCAGATTGCCGGAGACGTTTTGGTAAAGCCTTTCGAGGGCTATGCCAAGCGTCTGCCTAACGGCGACTGTACAGCCTATCCAGACCCCGGCACAAACGGTGATCCGTGGACGATTGGATGGGGCTGTACCGGTCCCGACATCAAACCCGGCACCGTCTGGACTGTCGAGAAAGCACAAGCAGAACTTGATAATCATTTACTGCATTTTTGTCACGGAGTATTGAAACTATCACCCGGATTGGCTGCTGAGCCTCCGAGACGCCTTGCCGCTGTGATATCTTTCGCTTATAACTGTGGACTAGGCAACTATCGGATAAGCACGTTCAAGAAGCGCGTAGACGCCAAAGACTGGCAAGGCGCGTATGAAGAAATCTTGAAGTGGAATAAAGCAGCGGGTCGCGTCCTACGTGGACTAACATTGCGACGACAAGCTGAAGGAAATCTCTTACTTTAATTATGGAAACCGCTCAACAAGTAACCGAATCCGCATCTGCTGTCGCCGCCAAAGTGGCACCGCCCGTTACAGTGTCGCTTGCTACTGTCGCTGGATTTTCTGTTTCAGAAATATTGGTGTGGGCAACGCTGCTCTACACTGTTATTATGATTGGTCACAAGCTGTACCAAATATATAAAGAAGTAAAGAAATAATATGACTTCTGCACCCACTTCACTCCGTATTGTAGGCAGAGAGTTTGAGGTGAAGATGCTTGACCAATATGAAGGTCAAGTCGGAGGTGTAGATCATCAGTCATGTACAATAAATATCAAGAGTGGGCAACAAAAGCTGTTAGAAGCTGATACAATATTGCACGAAGCCGTGCATGTGTTAGACGAAATCTTTCAATTGAATCTAACAGAGCGTCATGTCTATTGCTTAACTGGTGGCATTATCGCGTTGCTGCGAGACAATCCAGAGTTTGTTAGATACCTGCAAGACGCAATCGCGAACCCGAGAACCGTATGAAAAACTTCACTGCAAAGCAAAAAGAAATCATTGCTCGTAAACTTGGCTACGATGGTCCGATGCAGGGCTTTGACGAATTCGTTCAAAGCTCGCCCGCGCTTGCCATGAAATATGAAATGATCAATGACAAGTACACCGAGCGTATGAATAAAGGTGGTGCAGTGATGCGCTATCAAGCCGGTGGCAGTGTTGAACAGCTTCGCAGCACTTTCGATACTTCAATCTTTAGCAAGACGCCACAAGAAAAAGCGACATATTACAATTCGCTTTTGGACAGCGGTTATGATGACGAAACTATTCGTACCGCTATTGGTGCTCCACAGGATCAAAACTGGAGTGCTTTGACGAATATGGCAAGCCAACAGCGAGCTGCTGCTGCAAGCCAACAGCGAGCTGCTGCTGCAAGCTCCTCTTCTTCATCTGTTAAACCATCTAGTCTTGGTACACTAACAGAAAATCAAGCAATACAGATGTTGGATACTGCTTGGGGCGGTCGCTCATTAGTAGATTCCTCATCGGCACCAAGCTCAGACACAGATGGTATGGTAGACATGGCAGTGGTTGTTTATGGGCCAGATGGAACAATGTATAGCTCCCCTAGCGCCGCTAGGGCAGCGGGCGTTACTAATTATACGACAACACCCCCATCTGTAACTATCACACAGTCGCCTGTTGAAAAGCTACGTTCATCATTTGATCAATCTATTTTCAGCAAAACACCGCAAGAAAAAGCCGCATATTACAACTCGTTGCTTGATGCAGGATACGATGATGCCACTATTCGCGCTGCAATCAATGCCCCAGAAGATCAGAACTGGGCGCAATTGCGAGACATCGCTCAGAATTTGCGAACAGGCGGCGCTGGTGGTGGTGGCGGTGGTACACCCGCTACACAATCTGCTGTAGATCGTTTGCGTGCATCGTTTGACCAATCAATCTTCAATAAGACGCCTGCGCAGAAAGCAGAATATTACAATTCATTGCTTGCTGCTGGATATGACGACGCTACTATCCGCGAAGCTATTGGCGCTCCGGCAGATCAAAATTGGTCGCGACTACAGCGTTTGGCAGGATTGCGCAAGTCATTTGATACTTCAATCTTTAGCAAGACGCCGCAAGAGAAGGCTGCGTATTACAACTCATTGCTTGCAGCAGGATATGACGATGCTACGATTCGTGAGGCAATTGATGCTCCTCTAGATGCCAATTGGTCAGAACTACAACGAATTGCTACTGGATTACGCAGCACTGGTGGCGGCACTACAACTGGTGGTGGTACAGGCACTACAACTACTACGAGAAATACAACAACTACCGGTGGTGGTGGTACAGGTACAACAACTACCGGTGGTGGTGGTGGTACAGGTACCGGTACCGTTACAGGTACGCAATACGGCGAGGGTGGAAGACCACTGATGGGCGGTGCGACGACTGTTACAGCAGCACAAACCGCTATTACTGACGACATGAAACTTGACTCCGCCAAGTATGCTCTTACTGGTGATGCACGCCAAGCACAACAAACTCTTGCAGTAGCCGGTTCTCCTGTAGCTGCGCCGCCTGCCGTTGTTCCGCAATCTGTTACTGCTGTCACAGCGAAGCCCGCTGTTGAACAAGCAATGTTGGGTGTTGTTCCTTCCACCGGAACGGCTCAAACTATTCAAGCTGCTCAGCTTACGGAACAACAAAAGCAAGCAGCAATGGCTCAGGCTCAACAGCTTGACAAAGCGCAACAGGCTCAGTTGGCAACTCGCACTTTGCAAGAAGGCGAACTTGTTTCTGGTACTGCCGTGGATATGCGTCGTGCCGAAGAAGCCATTGCCAAAACTCAAGCTGCACAGGGCGTCGTCACCGAAGACATGACGGTGCAGGGACAACTTACAAAGCTTACGGCTAACTTCGATGCTAGCAATCCGCCGCCTTGGGCAGCGGGTGCTATTCGCTCTGTTACGGCACAGCTTGCTGCTCGCGGATTGGGAGCTTCTAGCATGGCAGGACAAGCCATTGTGCAGGCTGCACTTGAGATGGCTACTCCGATTGCCTCTGCTGATGCTGCTGCATATCAGCAAATGGCAGCACAGAATCTGTCGAATCGTCAGCAAGTTGCTATGCTGTCAGCACAACAGCGTGCTCAGTTTCTGGGACAAGAGTTTGATCAGACGTTCCAGACCCGCGTGTTGAATGCGGCAAAGATTGCCGACATTGCCAACATGAACTTTACCGCTCAGCAGCAGGTGTATTTGGAAAATGCACGGCTTGCTCAGTCGGTTGATCTGGCAAATCTGAACAATCGTCAAGCCACCGTCATTGCTAACGCAGCAACACTCGCTGGCATGGAAATGGCAAATCTAAGCGCTCGTCAACAAACGGCTGTTGCTAATGCTCAAAATTTCCTGCAAATGGAAATAGCGAACATGTCCAACACGCAACAAGCGGCGTTGTTCAAGGCACAACAGCTTTCACAAGCGGCATTGACGGACGCTGCTGCTGAAAATGCCGCTCGTCAGTTTAATGCTTCTAACAAGCAGCAGGCTGATCAGTTTAACGCTGGTTTGGCAACTCAAGTAAATCAGTTTAATACTGCTCAATATAACGCGATGCAGCAGTTTAATGCTGGTCAAACTAATGCGATTAGTAAGTTTAATGCTGAGATGCAAGAACAGCGTCAACAGTTTAACGCTCGTAATCGCATCATCATTGATCAAGCAAATGCTCAACTCATTGCTAACATTAGCACCGCTAACACCGCTGCCATCAACGGTGCCAACTTCCAAAATGCTCAAGCAATGAACAACATGACGCTTGCGCAGTATAATAACGAAGTGCAGCTTTATCGCGATCAGGTGAAGATGGTGTTTGACAGCTATGAGCGTGCTGAAGATAGAGCAGCGTCGATGGCAACAGCAGTGTTGCAAGCAGAACTTGCTCGTGAGAAAATCAGTGCCGAAACAAGTGCTTCATATGGTAAGCTGCTTGGTTCTATTGTTGGCACTAAGGTTGGTGAGAAAGTTCTTGATGGAGCATGGGACTTTGTTAAGAATCTGTTTACACCGACAGGAGGATAATCTATGCAAAACTATAAAAAGTTTATGGCTCAAGTTAATGAGCGCATCGAAAAGTCTGGTAAGAAGACGACCAAGCCTGAGGGCGGCATCATGGCTCGTAAGGAGCGCGATATGAAAGCCGCTGACGACTATGTCGATACCATTGCGTCATACATTGCAATTATCCGCAAAACAACACAGAAAGTGAAGGCGAAGAATGCAGCCTGATTTCCTCCACCAGCCCATCCCCGGTATTTCGTTGACCGGTGAACTCGGCAATGCTCCGTGGGAACAGCCTCCGAAATATACGACGATTGATGAAGTCGTTGATTTTTATTCTGATAAAATCATAGAGCCTGATGTCACTAAAGACATGCTTGACGCCATCAAAGGAAACATTCCGTTGCTGACAATTGCCGACGGCATGTTGAAGATGGGCGTGATGGAAGGGTTGCATAGTATCGATACGGCTATGCTTGTTAAACCAATCCTTGTCGAACTGATGATTGCAATGGCTGAGATTTATGACGTCGGATATGTCATTGAGGCTGATGATTTGATCACGCAGCGGATTATGCCTACCGATGTAGTTCAAAAAGTTGTTGAAGAAGCAACACAGAAAATTGCCGAAGTGAAAGAAGAATCCGGTGGTCTTATTGCTCGGAGGAAGAAATAATGGCTTTTAGTCTTGTTGGATTTGGTGCCGGTCTTGCCGAGAGCATTACTGAGCGCATTGAAGAAGAACGTAAGTTCTCCAATCTTGCATTGCAGGGTCGTATTGAGCGTGCGTCTGTGTTGAAGATGCAGCAAGAGAAAGAAGCAAAGGCCATTGAAGAAGACCTCAAGGGCAAGCTTAATTCGTTGAAAGAATTTGGCGTAAACGATCCTGAGTTGCAAAAGGCATACTTGTCTGCTCCTACCGCTCTAGAAGCCTTGCAAAAGGCAAAGCTGTCTGGTCTTGAAGTTGATCCGAAAGCACTTATCACGGTCAATAAAGACAAACTCTTCGCAGGCACCCCGGAAGAAATGATTAGGGCAGCAACACGTCCGACAGGTACAGTGAAGGCTGCAACGATTACGCCCACGGAAGGCGGAAGCATGCTTGCTCCGTCTGCCAGTATGCAACAACAGCGTTTCCAACAAATCGCCAGCATGCGTGGCTTGACGCCAGAAGATGTTGGTCGTGCTGAAGCAGGATTTACTCCGCAGCGTCCTGAAGTAGCTGCGTCGATTAACTTCGAAGTGTTGAAGAAAGAAGATAAAACTACGTGGAAACAAAAGCTTGAGCGCTACGAGACCAACTATGCTGACGCTGTTCAGCGTTTTGGTGCCGACAGCCCAGAAGCAGTCAAAGCAAAGAATGCGGTAGATAGTTATCGTGTTGCCACCAGTAACATGACGGAAGAGCAATTCGATCACGCTAAAAAGCTGTCTCGTGCTAATGCCATCATGTTTGATAAGACTATGCCTAACGTAACGGATCAAGATCGAGCGTGGGCAAAAAGCTATCTGGACAGCTATAACGAATACAAGCGTAAACAAGAAGCTTTGGGTAAGCCTGACGAAAAGATTCCGGCACCGGGATCACTCGTTAGTATTGCCCGTACCGCAGGCGCTAATGCTGTTCGCAATACTTTCGGCACAGGCGTTACTCGTGCGCAGCTTGCTTTCGTTACCAATCAAGATGGTAGCACCTCTGTTCAATATTCTGGTGACGATCCTGAAATGCAAAAGCGCATTGTTCGTCGCGAACAAGAAGGTGTCGTTGCTTCGTTAATGAGGCTTGAGCCGACGGGTCGAGTTACAAATAAAAATATTGAACTTGCTCTATCTGCTTTTGGTATTACTCTTGATGAAGACCGCAGACCCGTGCTCATTGACGCTACCCCGATGCCACCCGCTCGTGAACGCCCCGCTGTTCCTCCGCGCACTCCTTCGGCAGCAGCTTCGGCTGCTTCAGCACCTTCGACACCGGCTCCAAAGCCTGCTACAACGCCTGAAGGATTCCCTCCCGGCAGCAGGATCGCTCGCAACGAATTCGTTGCCGGTAAAGGATTCAAGGTTTACAATGCCGAAGGTAAGCTAATCGGCTACGCTCAAGAATAAAGGATTGACATGCGTTTCGTACCTCTGAACGAGGCAGAAACAACGACGGAACAACAACAAGCGCAGCCTAAACCCCTGCGCTTTGTTCCGTTGGACACTGCTGAAATTGCTCCCGCACCAAAGGCAAAGTTTGTGCCTGTAAGCGAGGCGCTTACGCCTGACGATATTCGCAAACGCGCAGAAGAAGATCGTAAACGCTATCGTGAACAAACCGGTCTAGCTCCTTCGACAACGGCACCGGTTGAAGGTACTGGTGGTGCGGCCTTTGGTGTATTTGCAATTCAAGGCAAGCAGCGTCGTGAAAACATTGAAGCTCGAAAGGCCGCACAAGAGCCTAAGATTTCGATGGACGAACTCACCAATCGTGACGATTATTTCTCCATTGCCAATCAATACATGAAAGCTGTCGGACAGCCAATGTTCGACGAGAAGAAAGAAACCCGCAAAGACTTTATCGAGCGCTTTTATAGCGAGCGTCGCTTTGCCGATTTCAATACTGTTCTCGGCACCATCCCTGAACTGGCAGCGCTGAAGAACGCTAATCTGGATACACAAGAAGCCATTGCTCTTGGTCGAAGGATGTATGAGCAAGCAGCAAGTGCCGGTGCTCCGGGTGGACCGTCAGCGCTTCGTGCCACATGGGATATTGTTAAGTCTGTTGCCACTGACCCATCGACCTATCTTGGTCTTGGTGCCGGTAAGGCAGTTTCTACCGGTGTTGTCCGAACTGGTGCAAAGAAGTTGTCTGAAGACGTTGCCGCTCGTGCTTTGGAAAAGCAAGCGTTGTCAAAGACAGCAAAGCGTGCAGAAGTCGGCGCGTCTGCAATTACAGAAGCTGCTGTTGCCGGTGCCGCTGACATCACCGCACAGCGTGCAGAACGTGCCACAGCCGAAATTATGGGCGAGGAAGTGCCGGAATTCAGCGCCACTCGCACCGCAATCGTTTCCGTACTAGGCGGCACACTCAGTGCTGCTGTCTCTGCCAAAGCAACCAAAGCCCCGACGATTCGTGAGCGTGGCGAAATCATCTCCGACGAAATCACTCGTCGCAACATCACCCCGGCAAATCCGACAGCACCGCTGACAGAAGCTGAACAGCAAATTTCTAAGGCTTTGACGACAGACTTTGATGACGTGCATTCACAGTATGTCAAAGCCTATGGCAAAGCCCTGTTGAATCAGCTTGATCCGGCTACGGCTGTCACCGATGCAAAGGTGCAGGAACCGTATAGCCGCACGGCTGTTCGCGTTGCTTTGCAACTGATTAAAGACAATCCGACGCAATACGGCTTCAACCCCGCCAAAGAGCAAATCAGCGATGCTGTCTATCGCACGCTGTCGCAGGTTGACAACATTGACGATGTTGCCCTCGAAGCCGCTGTAAATCGCGCAGGGCTGCGTCCTGATCAGTTTGCGGCGATGATGAAGACTACGGTGTCTGAAGCCGCTAAGACGATGCAGGCATATTCTGCTGCGTCTCGTGTTGTTAATCGCATGCGTCAGATTGATTCGACATTCGATCAACGCATGAAGGAGTTGTACAGCGTCGATAACGATGGTGTCAGCGCTTTGACAAAAGTCGGTGAAGGCATTCAGCGGGTTGAGCGCGAGAGTAAGGCACTCATCACTTCGGGTATTGACACACTTGCTCGTAACTTGATTGGTAACAACATTGCGCTGACCATCAAGACCGGTGTGCAAATGCTCGAAGGCTTGCGCTACAGCGTCGGTACTGCCCTCGGTGCTGCCGATGGCACTCGTGTTGCTACACTCAAGACGACAATGGGCGACGCATTCAGCGATGCCCTCGGTACCTTCTATTACCTGCGCAATCGTGGATTGGCAGAAGATGTCACCGAGAAAGTGCTTGAAAATAATCCGTCGCTGCTCAGCCGCATCAGCACCGCCACGCAAGATACTGAGATGGATAATGTTAGTAGGCTTGCTAAATGGTCACAAACGCTCAACAACGCAATGGACGGTATGTATCGGCGTGCATCGTTTGCATCTTCATTGGAGCGCGAACTGCGCCGTGTTGGCGTCGATCTGTACAAAGATGTGCTGGCACAGAACAAAGAGATTCCGGCGTCTGTGTTGAAGCGGTCAATGGACGAAGCATTTAAGGACACCTTCTCGTACACGCCTCAAATGTACGCAAAGTCGTTCTCAGCATTTGAAGATAGTTTTGAAAAGGTGGGAGCACAGTTTGTTCGCATGGCAGAAGCACCCGGTGCGTCATTGGTAATTCCGTTTCCGCGCTTCGTTACCAACGCCATTGCGTTCCAATATAAATACAGCCCGTTGGGCTTCATTGGCGCTACCGAATACGTCACGCAAGCGGCAAAGCTTCGTGCTGCCGGTCAACTTGATAAGGCAGAGATGGTGGCTCGTGAAGGTGCTACCAAAGCCATTCAAGCCACCGTTGGTTTGGGCATGCTTGCTGCCGCGTATGACTATCGTGTCAACAACCCCGACAAGCCGTGGTATCAGTTGGGCGATGTTGATGTTCGTGCCATTTTCCCGTTGTCGCCATATCTCGGATTGGCAGACTGGCTTGCTCGCGATGTTGCCGGTGGTACTGGTAACGCTCCGACAAAGGAGATTGCCGAAAACATCATGGGCTTTAAGATGCCTGCCGGTAGCCAGAATAGTTTCTTAGAAACAATTCAGGACTTGGTTGGTAGCGAAGAGAAGTGGGACAAGGCGCTTGAGGGAATTGGTAAAATGGCAGGCGACTTTATGGGTCGCTTTACGCAGCCGTTTGTTACCAAGCAAATTTTCGACCTAATCGATTTGATCCGTGGTGACGAAGCTGTAATGGCTCGCGACCCGAATGTGCTAACTGCTGAAACAGCCGGTGGAAAGGCTGTCGAAGCTGCTACACAGCGCGTACAGGCAAAGCTTCCGGTTGTTAAAGAAGAGTTGCCACCCGCCATTGTTCGTTTCAAAGAGCAAGAAACCCCGTCGAAAGAGGGTGAATTCTTCAATCGTATTGTTGGTTTCCGCACTATTCCGAATCCGACAGACGCTGAGAAAGAAATCAATAAGCACAGCACTGATCTATTTAAGGTATATGGTCGTCCCAGTGGTGACAAAGATTTTGACCGGGCCTATATCAGTAATGTCAATGATTTTGCAATTAGCTTCGTAAACAGCGCCATTCGTCGTCCTGATTACAAAGAAGGCACTAGCGAAGAAAAGAAGATGATCATTGACAACGCTATTCGTGCTGCAACAGAGCGTGCTAAAGTAAAAACAGAAGGGAAATTCGCACAAGACTTTCCAGATAAAATTGATCGGATTCGTTATCTGCGCCTGTCGTCTGAAGAAAAGAAAATCGTTAATCAGCGCTATGCCAAAGATAACAATGGCAGGACGATGGAGGAAGACAAAGCCTATAAGCAGTTGCCGCTGTATTCAGACTTTGGCAACGTGAAGTTTGCAATGGGCGGTGTGGTACAACAGATGCAACACTTGTTCGGAAGATAATCATGGGACTTCTTTCAAAGGGCGCAAGCACACTTGCAAGTAAAACCACCGGCCTTGCCATTCGCAAGGCAGCACCGCTTGTTGAAGAGGCGGCAGAGGGTGTTGTTGAAAAGACGCCTCTGGTGGCTCCTAAACGGGCGCTGAAGGCGACAAAAGCCACCGAGCCTACTCCGACCCCTGCTCAGGCTGTTGAAGCGCCTGAAGGCGAGCTTACGCTTTCTAATGCCGAAATGTTTGCCAAGCAACAAAGCGTTGCCAAGCAAACCGAAGAAGCGCTGCCTGCACCCGCAAGCGAGTCTTGGTCACCCTATAGCTTTCCTAATAAAGTATTCACGGATGACCAATACTTTGCTGCTGAGATGGCGCTAGAAAACAGCTTTGCGATGGAAAGCTTGTACACGAAGCTGAAGAGCAACAAAGAAAAGTTTGCCAATGAGCTTCAGAAACAAGCGCAGAAGATGTTTGGTAATAAAGGTGAATCTGCGCCTGTGCCCTATGACATTCAGTCAAAAGCTAAGACGGTTGATGAAGCCATTGCCGAAGTAGAGGCTACAAAGGCTCAGAAGCCTGCTGCTGATATCACCGGTGAAGAAGATGTTTTGCCAACTTCTACTATTGATCGGAAGAAAAGTATTTTCTCTGGAAAGCTTGGTACTAGCACTGGTCCTGATAGCAATAAAGTGTTGGAAGAGATTCGTCAACTACGCGAAGAAAACTATAAAATCTTGACGAATATGCCACAGGCTCAAAAGTTTGATGAGCCAGTATTAGATGTAGCATTGGGTGAATTTAGGCATAAATACGGGTATGAGTTTGATCCAGTAATTCGTCGCGACAACAAGCGCATTATCAGCCTTATGGAAGAAAAGCAACAGGAATACAACAGGCTGAAAAAGAAATATTCCGATACCCCTGACATTTCCATTTATCACGGTGGTAGCGATTTGAAAATTGCTTCAATCGAAGCGGAAGGATTCCGTCGTCCTTCACTTTCTAAGCGCACAGCGCAACAAGAGCTTCGCACCGGATCAACTTCGCTGACGCGAGATATTGCTTTGAATTTCAATCCGGCAACGGGTTTTGGTGGTAAGGCAGAGAATGTTCTTGAAAAGAAGATTCCGTATGCCGAATATGCATTCACTCGCGTAAACATGACTCCGGCTGAGTATCGTGCAAGAGATTTGGATGCCACTGCTCGCACCATAACCGGCTCACCGACGGGCACTCGCGCTCTTCAACTTCCCCGCACCTCTGGTTTCTTTGAAACTGAATCGGCTTATATTGAATCCGATAAATTGAAGATGGCAAGAAATCCTGAAGAACTTTCAAAGAAGAAAGACATCATCGATGAGTTTACGGAAAGAAAGCGTAAGCTTCAGGACGAGCTAACAGACCTTGCGGCAAAGAACGTTTACACAAAAACTCTTTCGAAAAAAGAGGTGATGGCGGGATATAAACTCATTAAAGAATATATTGATAATGCCGGTAAACTGGCAAAAGTATCAAATGTTCGAAGTGGTATTGGTGAATCATATGAAAATGCGATGGCGTCATTGTTCTATCGACAAGACTATTTAAAATTGTTGAGGGATTCATTAACGCAATATGATCTACCAGAAAAAGCTGGTAATATTTCACAACTAATTAACATATCAGAGCGTGGTTTAAATCTTGGCAGCGATACCAAGATCGGCAGTGACATGTTAAAGCTAGCCGACAAATTCAAAGACGGTGGTCTAGTCCGACGCAAATAAAAAAGCCCCCGAAAGGGGGCTTCTTCTTTATTGAAGTGGGCCTGCGCTGAACTCACCGTTCGGTATCTCTTCATCGTCGTCGATGTCGAGATCGTCAACCGCATGCAAAGTCTCAATAAGAAGCTGCATTGTCTGTTCTTTTGTAAGCCCACTACTCACCTTTAAATCAAGCGAGTCAGCGGTGGCGCTAATGACAATGGTGCCGGTGATGTCATCGTTGTTCACTTTGTTTCTTTCGGTCTAGATTGTCGAAATAGGCGCGATCAAAACCTCGCTGCCACTCTTTGCCTTTGAGGCTGTCGGCGTTGTACTTCGACACAATCCATCCGCGAGAGAAGGCGTAATAGCCTTCCTTGAAGGCGAAGGCAGATTCCTTAGAAATGAACTCTTTGTTCATAGCATTTCTTTCAGTTGCGAAATAGGAAGATTGTAACAGTCTGCTTTGACGACATACTTGTTGTCAGCATCCAATTGCCCTTTCTTCATAAACACAGCGTCTTTAAAGAACTGACTCTTTGAGTATACGCCACACCACCACCCCACTGTCAAGTCTTTCTTGACACGAATAAACACATAATAGTCGCATTGTTGCTTTGTGTTGAAGTTGGCAACGCTGTTACTGTAATGCGGCAACGGAGCAACAGAGGTTGACTTCGTCTTCACATCCACCTTCACACCATCTACGACAAGATCGTAGTCGTATGTGTTTTCCTCGACAACTTTCTTTCCAGAATGGCGCAGTACATGTGCCGCCACTTCCTCGCCAATAAAGCCAACAAGGTTGCCCATGCCTGCGGTAATGCTGTTATTGAGTCTGCCCATCTCTTTCGCCTTCTTACGGGCGCGATTGATCATGCTGTCTGTGATGTCTACTTCAATCATCTGCCATCTCCCGACGATCCATGAATTCGCCAATGTGAATCGTCAGGAAAGGCACCTTAATCAGCAAGCCAACAAAGCATAGCAATATCTCTTCTTCCCTTCCCTTGTCATCAATTGCTCCGGCACGGTAACAAATCTCTTCATTGTGTTCGATGTCGAGTCCAAAGCCAAGGCGAGGACGAACCAATATTTCCATTCTGTTGCTCCTAGAAAAAAGCCGCTGAAGGTTTCCCAACAGCGGCTGTGAGTATATCAGCGAATCGGACAAGCGCCAGTTGCGCAATCGTCATCTAGACCAATATTGGCTTCATCGATGGCAGTGATGAGTCGAGTGTTTGCTACCAACTCGTTGTACTGCTCTTCGGTGATTTCTTCGAGCGGAGCCTGCTTGAATCCATGTTCGGAATGCAGCAGGAATGACAGGCTCTTGTGAGCATTCTTGTAATACTTCTTCAAGTATTTCCGAATCTCAGGAAGCTCTTCCTTGCGATAGTAGACGGTGCAACTAACGCTGTTGTCACTCCAGTTCTCTTGCAACCACTTAATCGTCTCAAGCTGATCGATAGCGGTCATGTCCTTTGCCAACACCGCGTGATCGGGATGGCGGAAGGGGAACGACACCACCACCGTGCTGTGATCTTCGCTACCGTCGAAGTTCTGTTGATATTCGACATGATAGCCGTGGTCACGACACACCTGCACAAGCGGATGATTGCTGCTGATGCGGATGCGCCTTATCATGAAGCGAGCGTAGGCAGGATGGCATCCCGGCGTCACACCCGGCAACAGCGACAGCGTACCTGACGGCTTCACCGTGGTCAGCTTCACCGACTCGGGGAAGTTGTGCTCAGCGCTGTACTCCTTGTCGAAGGCGCGAAGCTCTTCATACGCCCGACGCAGCCACGACTTCTGCTCTTCCGTTGCCTGCAATACGCCCGTGACGCCGATGCCCATGCGCATGTTGGCATGCACAATGGCTTCCGTTTCCTTCAGGTGGCACGGCAGCGCAAGCGAATGCTTGTTGATGCGGTATAGCAACGTTGCTACATCGATGAACTCTTCATAGCTCGTGATGTTGGGCAGGAAGATTTCTGCAAGACAGCAGGTTTCCTTGTCAGCAAGGCTCTGCTCAGCACAGGGGTTGTAGCCCTGCACCTTCGGATCGGGATAGCGGGTGTCGCCAAGCAGTCCAATCTTGCGTGACAACTTCAGGTTGATGAGTCCATACGGCTCACCCTTGCCTTCGTAGCCATCCCAGAAGAAGTCGTGAAGGTCGGTCACGTCGTGGCACACCACGCTGTTGTTCGACATTGCACGCCACGACGGGATGTTGCCCATGTCCCAACGCTTTGCCAACAGGTATTCGACGTCGTCAGGGTCGCCGATGGCAATCTGTGCCGAGCGACGAACGTTGCCTGCCACCACGACAGCGCCGATGATGTTCATCATATCAAGCGCATCGATGGGCCTAATCTTCTTACCGGCACGCTTTTCCAGCACCTTGCCGATCTCGGTGATGCCCCACACCAAATCTTCAGGACCGGAAGCGGTGCCGCCAAAGCCCTTGATCGGAGCGCCCTTAGAGCGGATGAGTTGCGTCGAGTAGGTGAAGGTTTGCTTGCCACTCTTGTGCGCAAGGAAAGCAGCCTTGAGCGTCTTGCCGAGCAGTGCCACCCATCCCTCGCGGCTGTCGGGGACGATGAAGTCAGCGTCGGGCAAGTCGGTACGTGTCGGCACCTTGAACTCAACATTGACCGGGGGAAGCTTATCGATGTTATCTTTTTGGATGTTGTAGCCAACACCGCTACCCAACATCAGCAAGTCCATTGCCCACGTGAACGGCTCAACCGGCTTGTCAACGACGGTGAAGGCGCAGTTTTGCAGCGACGACAAACCCAGACGTCCGACGGTGTCGGTTCCGAGTTGCCAAAGGAATCGTCCTGCAACAGTGCCCTTCAGTTCGAGCATATAGCGCTTCAGGCGCGTTTTTTCGTCGTAGGTGAAGCCACACCCTAGCTGCTCGTTAGAAGCGTTCAGAACGCGATCTACGGTGTCTTCGAATTCTTCGGTAGCGCTAGCAATATCTTGCTCATTAAGGCGGCGAGAATAGGTGCGCTTGTAGGTGAGATAGCCAACAGATGACCACGGGGTATTGATTTTTTCCATATTTTCCTTTGGTTAGAGACGAAAACGCCGACGTGATGTCGGCGTCGGGGATGGATGTTATAGCAAAAGCTACCGATTGTCGCCGCTGCCCCCAATAACGCCACGGTCT